CGAACTGTTGGCCCAGCGTCTGGCCGAGGGCGAACGCCAGTTCGCCGCCATCAAGATGGATATCGACCACCTCCCCCACGTCGATGACGTCGGCGAACTGAAAGACCGGGTGGTGGCGGTCGAGGGCCTGATCAAGGTCCAGACAGCAATGATCGAGGGCCTCAAAGAGGTGCTGGAACGGATCGAACGGCCGCTCAACATGATCGTCGAGGCCAAGTTGAAGGGGGATTGAACGATGAGTTTCCAGGATACCTTCGTGGCCGGCCGCCGGCTGTTCCTGCTGCGGCTACTGGCGAAAGCGAACGGGTCGGCCAACGGGTCAATTTTATGGAGAGAGGTATCGCGGAGCTTCCTGCAGGCGAGCCGGGCTGATCTCGCGGCCGATCTGGATCATCTCGCGGCGACGGGTTGCACCCGGGACGAATGGCTCGACGACCAGCGTCTGGTGATCCTGACCGACCGGGGCGAGGATGCCGCTCGTGGCCGGGTCGAGGTGGCGGGGGTCGAGCGGCCACGCTCGATTGAGTGACGCCATGCCGCTGGCCAGCAAAGCCGATCGGTTGCCGCCGCCGTTGCGCGAGGCGCTGGCGCGGCTGTGGTTCGATCGGCAGTACTCCCTCGATCAACTGCTGGAACACCTGAACGCCCTGGCCCGGGGCGAGCGGTCGAGCCTGCCCGTCGAACTGGCCGGCGCGCCGGCGATCCCGCCCGAGGCGATCCCCGGCCGGTCGGGGCTGCATGACCATTTTGCCAAGGTCAAGAAGGCGGCGGAACGGGTCCGGCGCTCGCAGATGGCCGCCGAGGCGCTGGCCCGGGAAGTGGGCGACGCCGGCGAGGACAAGCTGGCGCGGGCCAATTTCCAGATGCTCCACACGGCCGTCCACGAAATCTTCATGGCGGCGGAAGGGGGCGAAGACGACGGTGACGGGGACCGCCCCGCCCTCGACCCGAAGTCGGCGATGATGCTGTCCATCACTCTCGAAAAACTGGAGGCTGCCAAGAAAAAGAACGCCGATCTGCGCGTGCAGATCCGCAAGGAAGTGGCGGAGGAAGCGGCCGGAGCGGTCGAAGCCGTGGCGCGAAAAGGTGGGGTGACGCCACAAGCGCTGGCCGCCATCCGCGAGGCGCTGGGGATCGCCTGATGGTGTCGGCGCGAGGCAACGCACGAGTCATCCCGACCAATCCCGAGGCGATTTTCCTGCCTTATCAGTCCGATTGGATCCGGGATGACAGCCGGCTGAAGCTGATGGAAAAGGGCCGCCAGATCGGGCTGTCCTGGTCCACCGCCTACGCCGCCGATGAACGCACGGCGGCCGAAGGCGCCCGGCATGACCAATGGGTCAGTTCGCGCGACGAAATGCAGGCCCGCCTGTTCATCGAGGATTGCAAGCTGTGGGCCGGGGTGATGGAACTTGCCGCCCAGGATCTGGGCGAACAGGTGATCGACCCGAGAGAACGGATCTCGGCCTATGTGCTGCAATTCGCCAGCGGCCGACGCATCCACTCCATGTCGTCGAATCCCGATGCCCAGGCCGGCAAGCGCGGCGGGCGAATTCTCGACGAATTCGCCCTGCACCCCGATCCGCGCAAGCTGTGGTCGATCGCCTATCCCGGCATTACGTGGGGCGGCAGCATGGAGGTCATTTCGACCCATCGCGGCAGCCACAATTTCTTCAACCATCTGGTCCGCGAGATCCGCGAAGTTGGAAATCCCAAGGGGATCAGCCTGCACCGGGTGACGTTGCAGGACGCGCTCGACCAGGGCTTCCTGTTCAAGCTCCAGCAGATGCTGCCGGCCGACGATGAGCGGCAGACGATGGACGAGGCGGCCTATTTCGACTTCACGCGCAAGGGCTGCGCCGACGAAGAAAGCTTCCTGCAGGAATACATGTGCCAGCCGGCGGACGATGACGCCGCCTTCCTGGAATATGATCTGATCGCCTCGGCCGAGTATCCGAGCGGGGCCGATTGGGCCCGGCGGGAAGGTGGACGGCTGTATGCCGGCATCGACATCGGCCGCAAGCAGGATTTAACCGTGCTGTGGGTGGTCGAGCGTCTGGGTGATGTGCTGTACACCCGCCATGTCGAAGCCTTGCGGGCGATGCGCAAATCCGACCAGGAAAAGATCCTGTGGCCCTGGCTGGAGCGATGCGACCGGGTGGCAATCGACGCCACCGGTCTGGGCATCGGCTGGGCGGACGACGCCCAGGACAGGTTCGGCACGCATCGGATCGAGGCTGTCACCTTCTCAGCGCGGGTCAAGGAAGCGCTGGCCTATCCGGTGCGGAGCCATTTCGAGGATCGCCGCCTGCGCATCCCCTATCAGTCGGAGATCCGTGCCGATCTGCGCCAGGTCACCAAGCAGGTGACGCCGGCCGGCACGGTCCGCTTCACTGCCGAACGCTCGGCCGACGGCCACGCCGACCGCTTCTGGGCGCTGGCGCTGGCGATCAACGCCGCCAGCGAAGCGGCCGGGCCGATCGAGGTCCGCGAGATCGCCCGGTCCCGCGCCGGGGGGCGGCTGGCCGATTACACCGGCATCGCCGGGCGACGGGACACGGGAGGGTACCTGTGAGCGACAAATCCACCCGGTCGGTACCGCTTCCGATCCGCGACGAAATCGCCACCGTCCGGCGCGATCCCTGGAATCCCGCCGCGCGGCTGCCATGGCTGCTCAATCTCGACGACACCCTGGCCAGCCGGGGCGGCGCCCTGGGCCTCAAGATCTACGACGGCATCGAGCGCGACGGCCGGGCGATGAGCGCGTTGCGCAAGCGCAAGATGGCGTTGCTGGCTTATCCCTGGACGGTCGATCCCGCCTCCAAGGCCCCGGCCGATCAGCAGGCGGCGGATCTGGTCACGTCGGCCTTGATCGGCATGAATTTCCGCGAGACCTGCCTCGCTCTGCAGGATGCGATCCTCAAGGGCTATGCCATCGGCGAAATCCTGTGGACCCTGTCCGACGACGGGTTCGTGGTGCCGGGCGCGGTGGTGGCGCGTGACCAGCGCCGGTTCGTGTTCGGCCAGGATCGCCGGCTGCGGATGCGCGACTGGTCGAACATGTGGGATGGGGTTGAACTGCCCGAACGCAAGTTCATCGTCCATGCGGTCGGTTCAAAGGATGGCAGCCCCTATGGCCTTGGCCTGGGCACCGTGCTGTTCTGGTACGTGTTCTTTAAACGGCAGGACGTGACCTTCTGGCTGGCGTTTCTGGACAAGTTCGGCTCGCCGACTGCTGTCGGCACTTATCCGCCCGGCACCGATCCCGACGCGCAGGACAAGTTACTTCAGGCGGTCCTCAACCTCGCGCAGGATGCCGGCGTCACCATCCCCAACTCCTGCCAAATTGCCCTGCTGGAGGCCAACCGCTCCGGCTCGATCGATGCCTACGAGCGGGCTGCGCGGTATTTCGACGAAGAGATCACCCTGACGGTTCTGGGTGAAACCCTGACCACCAGCAACCAGGGGGTCGGCAGCCAGGCCGCCACCACGGTGCATGACGATGTCCGGCTGGAACTGGTCCAGTCGGATGGCGAGTTGCTCGCCGCATCGCTCAACGCCTCGCTGGTGACCTGGATCAGCCAGATCAACATTCCCGGCGCCAGGGCGCCGAAGCTGCGGTTCCGGGTCGGTCAGGAAGAGAACCTCGACGCCCGGGCGCAGCGCGACAAGACCATCTCCGACATGGGGTTCAAGCCGACCCTGGCCTACGTCACCCAGACCTATGGCGGCGAATGGGTCGAGCGGACGCCCCCGGTGCCGTTCGGTGGCGACGATCCGATGGCGGCCGGCGCCGATGGTGACGACGGCGCCGCCGGGGTGTTCGCCGAGGGCGACGATCGGCTGCTGGACCGCTATGCCGAGCAACTGGGGGCCGAGGCCGATCCGGCGATCGCGGCGATGATCGGCGCGATCCGCAAGCTGGTCGATGACGGGGCCTCGCTGGAGGAGGTACGGGACCGGTTGCTTGACGTCTATGACCAGCTCGACCCGGCGGCACTGGCGGACACGTTGGCGGCGGCGCTGGGCGCGGCGGCCGGCGCCGGCGCGGCGGCGGCGGGCGGAACGGGGCGATGAGCGGCGACGGCCTGCCGTTCCGGGAGGCGATCGAGCATTTCCGCCAGAAGGTCAACATGCCCACCGCGCGCTGGACCGACATGATCGGGGGGCAGCATGCCCGGGCCTTCACCGTGGCCGGGGCGACGCGGGAGGCGATCCTGGTCGATTTCCGCACCGCGCTCGACAAGGTGATCAGCCAGGGCACCACGCTGGAGGAGTTCCGTCGGGACTTCGACAGCATCGTCGCCAAGCATGGCTGGAGCTACAACGGCTCGCGCAACTGGCGGTCGAAGCTGATCTACGACACCAATCTGCGCACCGCCGCCGCCGCCGGGCGGTGGAAGCAGATGACCGATCCCGACGTGGCGCGCTATCGGCCGTGGTGGCGCTATGTCCATGACGACAGCGTGGCCCATCCCCGCCCCGAGCATCAGGCGTGGGACGGGCTGGTGCTGGCGGCGGATGATCCGTGGATCCGGACCCATGCCACCCCCAATGGCTGGGGCTGCGAATGCCGCTGGGAGGCGTTGAGCCGGCGCGATCTGAAGGCGTTGGGCAAGTCCGGTCCCGATCAGGCGCCGGCGGAAGACTCGCGCCCGGTGACGCTCTCCACCTCGTCCGGGCCGGTGACGATCGAGGTGCCGGCCGGGGTCGATCCGGGCTGGGGCCAATCCGTCGGCGAGTCGGCGTTCGGGCGGCAGTTGCCCGAGGCGGAGATGGAGGCGTGGCGGCAGCGGAAGGCCGACGCCTGGGAGCCGTTGACCCCGGGCAACTGGCAATCGGCCAAGCGGCCGGAGCATCTGCCGGTGGACCCGCCCGAGGCCAAGCTGGGGCCGAAAGCCGGCACCGTCGATCAGCTTGCTCGCCAGATCGCCACGGCATTGGGCGGCGATCAGGTCGCGGTGCCGCTGCCGGACGGCTCCAGCCTGCTGGTCGATGCCCCGGCGCTGGCCCGTCACCTTGACCTGGCGCGGTCGCCCTGGGTGCCGTTGCTGCCCGAACTGCTGACGGCGCCGGCGGAAATCTGGGCGATGTTCCTGCGCCACAAGGGCACGGGCCGGGTGATCCTGCGCAAGCGCCTGGTCAAGGTGGTCGGAGGAGACGGGGGAAAAGGCTTGATCCTGGTGGTCGATGCCGGCGGCGGCTTCTTCCACGGTTGGACGTTCATGCCCTCCAACCGGCCCGGCTATCTCAACAGTCTGCGGGCCGGTCGGTTGCTCTGGTCACGATGAGGGATGGGGCCTCAGGCTGATCGGCCAGCCTGGGCGCCGGGTGATGAGCATGGGGCCGATCCCGAACACCACCGTCAGGAGGAATCATAGCATGTCGGGAACGGAGTTCACAGTCACCGCGCATGACGGCATCAGCCGGGCGCTGGCGGCGTTGGGGCGCGACCGGGCCCTGACCGAGGTCGCGCTCAAGAATGTCGGCGAGTTGGTGGTCCGGCAGACCCGCGAGCGGTTCGCCGGGCAGAAGGCCCCCGACGGCACGCCATGGGTGCCGCTCAATTCGCTGTATGCCGCCGCCAAACACGGCCCCGGCATCCTGCGCGAGAGCGGGCAACTCCGGGACTCGATCGTCTGGCAGATGGAGGGCGATGCCACCCTGCGGGTCGGCACCAACAAGGTCTATGGCCGTATCCACCAGTTGGGTGGGACGATCGTGCCGCGCACCGCCCGCGCCCTGGCGTTCCGGCTGGGGGGCAAACTGGTGATCGCCCGGGCGGTGACCATCCCGGCCCGGCCCTATCTCGGGGTCTCCACCGGCAACGCCGAGGCGATCCTCGGGGTGTTGGAAGACCACATCGAGATGCTGGCGGAAAATTCGGGCCAGGGGGCGGGATAAGCCTTCGCCGGCCCGATCCCCCGGCGAAATCCTTAAACGCCGATTTGAACGCCCGCAGCGGGATTGACGGCGGGTTGTTGCCCGGTCCCGGGGGGCGGGGGCATACTGCATCGCGTCCCGGCGGCCACAGGGCCTTCGGCGGACATCTGTCCGCCTGATCGGGGCTGGGTTCTCGGCGAGGATGCCTCATCCGCAACGGATGGGGTCATCATGCCGGTATCGATCGAGATTTTCCGGCCCGGCACGCACCGGGACATGTCGGGGGAGAGCCTCAGCTTCAGCGACGGCGACGTGGCCTCGATCGCCGCTGGGTATGACCCGGCCGCGCATGAGGCCCCGGCCTGTGTCGGCCATCCCCGTGATGATGCCCCCGCCTACGCCTGGGTCTCCGCCGTCCGCTTTGCCGATGGGGTTTTGTCGGCCGATCTCGACCAAGTCGATCCCGCCTTTGCCGAGTTGGTCAAGACCGGTCGGTTCAAGAAAATCAGCGCGGCATTCTACCGTCCCGACAGCCCCGGCAACCCCAAGCCCGGCCAGTACTACCTGCGCCATGTCGGCTTCCTCGGCGCCCAGCCCCCGGCGATCAAAGGGCTGAAGCCGGTGGCGTTCGCCACCGGCGACGACGGGGTGTTCTTCGCCGACTGGGACCAGCTCGATCTGGTCGCGATCCTGCGGGGGCTGCGCGAGTTCATCATCGAAAAGTTCGGCGCCGACGAAGCCGACCGGGTGTTGCCGGGCTGGACGCTCGACCGTCTGCAGAACAGCGCCGCCACCAGCGACGATCCCGCCCCGGAAACCGGGGCCGGCAGTTTCGCCGAAACCGCGCCGGCCGCCCCCGCGCCGGACTCGCCCGAGCTCGCCGCCGAACGGCAGCGGCTGGCGCAGGCCCAGGCCGCGCTGGCGGCCGAGCGCGCGGCGTTCGCCGAACAACGGGCGGCGAGCCGCCGCACCGACGATGCGCGCCGGCTGGATGAACTGGTCCGGTCCGGACGGCTGGTGCCTGCGCAGCGCGACCAAGCTGCCGCCTTCCTGGAGGTGATCGCCGAGGGCGAGGTGTTGCGGTTCGGCGAAGGCGACCGGACCGCCGAGCAATCCCCGCGCGACTGGTTCCTCGGCTTCGCCGCCGGCCTGCCGCCGGCGGTGACGTTCGGCGAAGTGGCGGTCCCGCGCGATCTGACCCGGCCGGACGGGTCGGCCTATCGGCCGCCGCCCGGCTATCAGGCCGATCCGGAGCGGGCCGAACTGCACACGGCGGCGCTGGCCTATCAGGAGGCCCATCAGGGGGTCGGATACATCGAGGCCGTCAAGGCCGTCAGCAAGGAGTAGGGCATGGCTCGGATCGGCAACACGGTCCTTTCGCTCGGCGCCACGGCGGCCTCCGCCATCGCCGCCAACCGCTTCGTCGGGTTCGACGACGCCCAGGCCGGGGCGGTGGGGCAGAGGGTCAAGGGAGTGGCGGACTATGCCGCCGCCAAGGGCGACCCGGTGGCGCTGACCGCCAAGGGCACCGCCTTCGTCGAGACCGGCGGGGTGTTCGCGGCCGGGGACCTGATCATCTCGGATGCCTTGGGACGGGCGATCGTTTCGACCGCCAACACCGACTTCGTCAAGGGCGAGGCGCTGACCGCCTCCACCGCCGTCGGCGGTTATGCCGAAATCCTCCTGCGATAGGGCCACCCCATGACCACCCTTCAGACCACCACCATGAATGCCGGGCAGGTCCGGGTCGTCGATCCGATCCTGTCCAATGTCGCCCTCGGCTACAGCAACGCCGCCTTCATCGGCGCGACCGTCTGCCCCCGCGTCCCGGTCCAGCTCAGCGGCGGCCAGGTGCTCCAGTTCGGCAAGGAGGCGTTCCAGGCGGGCAATCTGCGCCGCGCGCCGGGCGGGCGGATGCACCGGATGGATATCGGCTATCTCGGCGTGCGTTTCGCCCTGGTGCAGGACGGCATCGAGGGCAAGGTGCCGGCCGAGTGGTTGCGCGATGCCTCCGTGATGCCGGGGATCGACCTCGGCACCCGGGCCACCAACGCGGTGATGCGGGTGATCACCCTGGGCCTGGAAATCGAACAGGCCGAACTGGTGACCGACGCCGCCAATTTCAGCGCCAGCCATCAGGTCACTCTGTCCGGTACCTCGAAATGGTCGGACGCCGATTCGACCCCGGCGGCGGATGTCGATACCGGCCGCGAGACGATCCGGGGCGCGGTCGGGATCTATCCCAACCAGCTCACCCTCGGGCCGACGGTGTTCAATGCCCTCAAGAACCATCCCCGGATCAAGGAACAGTTCAAGTACACCAGCGCCGACAGCCTGACCGAGGAGATGCTGGCGCGTTACTTCAACCTGGAGCGAGTGGTGGTCGGCCGGGCGGTGCAGGCCGACGCCGGCGGAACGATGAGCGACGTGTGGGGCAACCTCGCCCTGCTGTCCTATTCGCCGCAGAGCCCCTCCGGCATCGAGGAGCCGTCCTTCGCCTACACCTACACCATGGAGGGACACCCCCTGGTGGAGCAGCCCTATTACGACCGCGAAACCCGGTCCTGGCTGTACCCGGTGGTGTATGAGCGGGCGCCGGTGATCACCTGCGCCGAGGCCGGCTACCTGATCCAGGGGGCGGCGTGATGGCGGGCAAGGCCAAGGGCGGGGCAGGCTCAACCGCCGTTTACCCCGTGTTGAAGCGGCTGCGCCACGATGGCGAGAGCTATGGACCGGGCGAGACCATCGAACTCGATGACGGGCAGGCCGCCGGCCTGATCACCGCCGGGGTGATCGCCGACCGTGCCCCCGAGCCGGCCGCCGATTCCACCACTGCGGCGGGGGCCTGATCATGGCCTATGCCGACCTCGCCGCGATGGTCGCCCGCTTCGGCCAGGAGGAGATGATCGCCTTGACCGTGGCGGATGGGGCGGCGACCTGGGACGCCGACGCGGTGCCCGACGCGGCGGTGGCGGCCCGGGCGCTGGCCGACGCCAGCGCGATGATCGACGGCTATCTCGCCTCGCGCACCACCCTGCCGCTTGCCACCGTTCCGGCGCTGCTGGAGCCGCTGTGCTGCGACATCGCCCGCTACATGCTCGCCTCGCGCCGGAACGACGTCCCCCCGGAACAGATGCGCGCTCGCTATGAGGACGCGCTGGGCTGGCTGGCCAAGGTGGCCTCGGGCCAGATCGGCCTCGGGCTCGATCCGCAAGGGCAAGAGTTGCCGGAAGCCGGCGGGGCCGCCGCCGCCAGCTTCACCCGGGGCCGCGCCCGAGTGTTCGACGCGGATTCACTCGGCGATTACACCTACCGGAGGGGCGCGCGATGATCCTGACGGTGCAGCAGGCGATGCTCGACCGGCTCAGTGCGGTGCTCGGCCCCGGGCTCGCCTATGAGGCCCTGCCGGCCAGCATCGATCTCGGCACCCAATTGTCCCTGCGCCATACCCGTCTGCCAGCGGTGTTCGTCGCCTTTCTCGGCGGCGATAACGACGGCGGCAACCAGGTCCACCTCGAGTCCGAGTTCGGGGTGTTCGTGGTCACCGCCGGTGCCAGCGAGAAAGGTCGCCGCGAAGGGGGGCCCGGGCGGTCGTCCGGGGCGCTGGCGATCCTGCAGCGGTTGCTGCCGGCGCTGCACGCCCATGTGGTGCCGGAGGTGGGCAGCCTGACCCTGCGCTCCGTCGTCAACCTGTATTCCGAGGCGCTGGATAAGGCCGGACTGACCGTCTACTCGGCCTCGTTCCACATCATGCTTGGACTGGAGATGGAAGGCGATCCGGCCTGGGATCTCGCCCCGCTCGACAGCCTGACCGGAACGCTGGTGGCCGCCGGCACCGATGCCCCCCTGCTCCCCGCCAACGCCGCCATGCTTACCGATTTGTCAGGAGGCCCCTGAGATGGCATCGCCCACTCCCGTCAAAGCCGCGCGCGGACGCCTGGTTCGCGACCCGGTCACCTTCCGCCCGCTGCCGACCGAGGGCGACACGGCGGCCCCCATCACCGTCGATCTCGATGATCCGCATTGGTGGCGACTGTACCGGGACGGCGACATCGTCGTCGCGACGGCGGCGACCACGGTCACGCCGAAGGCGGCGGCCGCCTCGGACAGCAAGGAGTAACGCCATGGCCGAAACCGTCGCCCTGTCGGTGTCGTTCAACGACCTGCCCACCACGGTCCGGGTGCCCGGCCAGTACATGGAGATCGACAACTCCAACGCGTCCTCCAGCAGCGCGGTGTGGTACAAACTGCTGATCCTCGGCCAGATGCTGCCCACCGGCACCGCCGAGCCGCTGGTGCCGGTGCAGATCACCAGCGGCAAGAGCCAGGCCGACACCCTGTTCGGTCAGGGCTCGATGCTGTCGAACATGGTCGCGGCGGCCACCACCGCCAATAATTACACCGAGACCTGGGCGCTTCCGGTTGAAGACAACAGCGCCGGGGCGGTGGCCAGTGGCGCGGTGACCTATGCCGGCACCGCCACCGTCGCCGGCACCGCCACGCTCTACGTCGGCGGGGTGACGGTGCAGGCGGCGGTGGCGCTGGGGCAGACCGCCGCCGAGACCGCGGCCCTGATGGTCGAGGCGATCGCCGACGCCCCCGACCTCCCCGTCACCGCAGCGGTCGATGCGACCAACAGCGCCAAGGTGGTGATCACCGCCCGCCATAAGGGGGTCGATGCGGGGCGGATCGATCTGCGCACCACCTATTATACCGGTGACGCGATGCCGGCCGGTCTCTCCGCCACCATCACCGCGATGGCGGGCGGCGCCGCCAATCCGTCGCAAACCGCTGTGATCGCCGCGATCAGCGAGGATTGGTATCACATCTTCGCGCAGCCCTGGACCGACAGCGCGTCCCTGTCGGCCTGGGCTACCGAACTCGCCCGCCGGTTCGGGCCGCTGGTCCAGATGGACGGGCGCGCGATTTCCTGCACCAGCGGGTCGGTCGGCACGCTCGCCACGTTCGGCGCGGCGCTCGACAGCCCGCATCTGGTCTGCCCCGGCGGCGCCGGTTCGTCCTATCCCAATCCCGACTTCGTCCGCACCGCCGTGTGGTCGGCGATCGTCGCCTATTACCAGGCGATCGATCCGGCCCGGCCGCTGCAAACCCTGAAGCTGACCGGTATCCTGGCGCCGGCTCGGGCCGACCGCTTCACCTGGGTCAACCGCAACGCCCTGCTGCATGACGGCATCGCCACCGAGAAGATCGCCACCGATGGCATGGTGATGATCGAGCGCGCCGTCACCACCTACCGGACCAACGCCTACGGGCGGGACGACACCTCCTATCTCGACACCGAGACGATGGGGGTGATCGCCTATCTGCGCTATTCATGGCCGGAGCGGATGGCGCAGAAGTTCTCTCGCATGAAGCTGGCCGACGACGGCACCACCTATCCCGCCGGTCAGGCGATCGTCACGCCATCGATTATCGGCAAGGAACAGATCGCCTGGTTCATCGAGATGATGAATCTCGGCTACGTCGAGGATCTGGCCCAGTTCAAGAAGGATCAGGTGGTGGTGCGCAACGCCTCCGACCGCTCCCGCGTCGATTCCCTCATCCCCACCCATCTGGTCAGCGGCCTGCGCGTGCTCGCCGGCAAGTTGCGGTTCCTGCTGTAAGGAGGCGACATGGGCAAGCGACACTATACCGGCCGCGCCTGGATCTACGTCGACGGTGTGCTCTACGAGAGCGGCGACGACGCCAAGCTGACCGGCCTGATCGGGGTCAAACGCAATACCGTCAAGGGCGCTTCGGTCTACGGCTTCACCGAAGAAGTGATGGAAACCACCGTGGTGGCCAGCTTCTTCCACAGCGCCGGTCTGTTGGTGAAGGCATTCGCCGACATGACCGACATCACCGTCGTCTTTCAATGCGATTCCGGGCCGGTTTTCACCATGGCCGGCGCCTGGGTGCAGGAGGTCGGTGACCTGGGCGTCAAGGAAGGCAAGATCCAGGTCACCTTCGCCTGCGATCCCGACAACGTCGACGAATCATAAGGAGCCGTCATGGCCGAAACTCTTGACGATCTGCGCGAGCAATATCCGGACCGGCTCACGCTCAACGACGACGGCTCGGTCCTCTGGAGGTTGTGCGATCCGTTGCTGACCGAGGGCGGCGTGATCGAGGCGGTGCCCCTGCGCCGGCCGATGGCGCGCGATCTCAAGGCCGGCAACGCCGGCTCCGACGCCGAGCGGACTTCGGCGATCCTGGCCCGACTGTCCGGGTTGTCGGCCGAGGTGCTTGACGAGGCCGATGGCGAGGACACCACCGCGCTGGGGCGGATCTTCAGCGCCTTCATGGGGGTGTCGGGCCTCGACATCGCCGACCAATATCCCGACAGGTTCGCCCTCAACGACGACGGCTCCGCGAGCTGGATCCTGATCCGGCCGCTGCCGGTGGCCGGGAAGATGCTGGAAACCATCCGCATGGCCCGGCCGAAAGGCAGGCAGATCAAGCGGATCAAGGGCAGGTCGGATGTCGACAAGACCTTGTGGATCGTCGCCGAGCTGACCGGGATCGCGCCGCCGCATCTCGACGGCCTCGATGGCGAGGATTTCAGCGCGCTGGGTCGGATCTTCGCCCGTTTTTTGGGGCTTTCCCGACCGACTGGCGGCGCCTAGCCGGCGAGATCGCGGCGATCCTGCACACGCCGATTCCGGCGATTGAGGATTGGGACGCGGACGAGTTGCTGACGTGGCATGGAGTCGCCTGCGAGGTCTGGGCGGCGATGCAGGGTAAGGAGGACTGACCAATGGCCGCGCGGGATCTGGTGTTCTCCCTGGTGTTCCGGGCGGTCGATCAGGCTACCGGCGGGATCGGTCGGATCAATTCGGCCCTGCACGGCGCCACCGCGCAGCTTGGGGGGCTGGCCCGCGCCGCCGGCGACGCCAGCCAGCGCTTTTCCAACTCCTTCGCCGGAATCGGCGCGATCGTCGCCGAGGGCTTCTCGTTCAAGGCGGTGGCGGCGCAGGAGGAATATTTTCGCCGGATGCGGATCAACAGCGGGCTGGGGGAGGACGCGGTCGGCCGGTTGCGGCAGACGATGCGGACGGCGACCGATTTGGCGCGGATATCCGGTGACGACATGCTGGGGGCGTTCAAGGCGTTCAGGGAAGTCGGCGGCTCGGTGCCGGCGTTCGAGGCCAACGCGAACACCATGGCGATGGCGATCCAGTTGCTCGGCGGCCACGCGGCAGAGGTCGGGGAACTGGTCGCCCTGATGCAGACCAAGATGGCGCTGAAGACGCCCGATGAACTGATCCAATCGCTGGCCACTTTGCGCCTGCAGTTTGCTGGCGTCGAAGGCGGCATCGACGCCTTTGTCGCCGCCTCGCCGCTATTGATGTCCACCTATGCCGCCCTGGGTCATTCCGGAAAAGGGGCGGTAAAGGAACTCGGGGCGGTCATGAGTCTGATCGGCAAGGGTGCCGGCAGCGCCCGGCAGGCCAGGACCCTGACCGAAGGATTTTTGACCAACCTGCAGGACCAGGGCTATCAGCAGCACCTGGCCTCGTGGGGGGTCAAGGTCTGGAAAGACCCGAGCGACCCGCGCAGCGGGGTGCGGTCGGCGACCGACATCATCCGACAGATCACCGAAGCCTTCGTCCGCGACCCCTACACCGCGCAAATGGCGTTCGGAAAGGACCTGGGGCAGGCGCTCAAGGTCCCGATCGGCGAGATCAAGACCACCGGCAAGTCGGCGACGATGGAGCGCCTCTTCAGCGCCGAAGGCGATCCGGCGGCATTTCTCCAAAAGGCCGAGGAGGCATCGGAAGGCCTCGGCGCCTCGCTCAATGAATTGCGCAACGCGGTCGAGGCGGTGGCGCAGCAGAACCTCGCCGCCCCCATCGGCCTGTTCGCCAAGGTCCTGTCCGCCTGTGCCGGACCGCTCGGCCATGTGCTGATGTCTCTCGCCGCCCTCGCGGCGGTAGGGCACACGATCAGTTGGATCGGCGGAGCGGTGTCAGGGTTCCGCACGCTGATCAGCGTGCTGCCGCTGGCGAGTACGGTGATGGGCGTGTTCTCCGCCACTCTGTGGGGCTGCCCGATCACCTGGATCATCGCGGGAGTGCTCGCCCTGGCAGCTGCGGTCTACGTGATCTACCGCAACTGGGACGGCATTTCGGCCTGGTGGTCGGCCAAGTGGGACGCGGTCAAGGCGGCGTTCGATCGGTCATGGGGCGAGGGTATCGTCAAAATCCTGGCCGAATTCAACCCCTGGGTTCTGGTTGCGGAGGCGTGGGATGGCCTCATCAAGAATCTCTTCGGCATCGATCTGGCCGCTGCCGGCCGGAATATGATCGACAGCCTGATTCGAGGAATCAAGGAGCGGCTATCTGACCTGCCGGAGCCTATCCGCAAGGCCTTGGGGTGGGCAGACAAAGCATGGTCCGGGGCGGGGCAAGGCATTAAGTCCGTGGCCGGTTCGGCGTGGTCGGGCGTGAAGTCTGTCGCCTCCGGGGCGGTTTCAGCGGTGGCCAAATCCGACGCCGCCAAATACGCGATGAGTTTCTTCGAAAAGAAGGGCTGGAGCCATGAACAGGCGGCCGGGTTGGCCGCCAATCTGGGGGTTGAAAGCGGGTTCAAAGCCGGCGCGGTGGGCGACAACGGCAAGGCCTATGGCATCGCCCAGTGGCATCCCGACCGGCAACGGGCCTTCGCCGCGTTCGCCGGGCGCGACATTCGCGGCGCCTCCCTCGATGAGCAACTGGCGTTCGTGCATCACGAGCTGACTGCCGGCAGCGAGCGCGGCGCCGGCCGGGCCCTGGCCCAGGCGCAGGACGCCGCCGCCGCCGGGGCGGTGGTGTCGCGCCTCTATGAGCGTCCGGCCGATCGCGAAGGCGAGGCCAATCGCCGCGCAGCCACCGCCCAGGCCCTGGCCGGCGCCGGCGGTCCGTCCGCCCCGGTGCCCTCCGCCTTCGCCGGCGCTCCGTCCAAGGCCGCGCTGGACGGCACCATCACGGTGCGGATCGAAGGGCTGCCCGGCGACGCCAGGGCCAGCGCCAGAAGCGACACGCCCGGCGTCAGGCTGGGGCTCGATCTCGGTCACACCATGGCGGGGGTGGCCTGATGGATTGGCGCCGCCATCTGTACGACGCGTCCTTCCGGGGCGTACCGTTCAAGGTCCGGGATGGTCAGAGCCCGCTCGGCCGCCGGATCGTCGTCCATGAATACCCGCTCCGCGATGAGCCCTATGCCGAGGATCTCGGCCGCAAGGCGCGTCAGTGGGGGGTTGAGGCGCTCCTGGTCGGGGATGATTGCCTGATCGCCGCCCGGCACCTGCGCGCCGCCCTGGAAGCCCCTGGCGCCGGCATGCTGGTGCATCCGTTTCTCGGTGCCCTGCCGGCAGTGGTGCTCAACGCGGTCGAAATGTTCGATTTCGACCGCGAAGGCCGGATGGTCCGTTTCTCGCTTACCTTTGGACCGCCGGGGTCGAACGCCTTACCGACCGTTACCACCGACACCACGGCTGCCGCCCGTGCCGCCGCCGCTGCTGCCGCCGCTGCCGCCCAGGCAGCGTTTCTGGCCAATTACAGTCTGACCTCGACCGGGCGTTCGTGGGATCTGCTGACCTTGACCGCGCTGGCCGCGAAGGACCTCAATGCACTCATGTTGGCGGTACGTCGGGTCGCGGGGACGATCGACATCTCCAAGGCCTACCTCACAGCCTTGACCAGTCGCGGCGACGCCCTGATCGCCGATATCGCCGGTCTGGCCGTGCTCGGCAAGATCTCTTCGACTCGCAGCAGGTCGGCAACCCTGGTCTCGTCGCCGTCATCGCTCGCGGCGGCGCTGGTGACGGTGGTGCAGGGATTCCGCGACACCACCGGCGGTGCGGCCGGATTTGGTCTGGCCGGCGCGCGCAGTTCGCGCAGCGCCGACGGGGTGCTGACGGCGCTGGGGGGGACGCCGTTCCTCGCTCTCGCCGCCGCGATGCCGTCCGCCGGCACTGCCAGCGGCGGTGACGTCACCTTCGACGCGGCGCTACCGACCAGCGGCACCTCGGTCGGCCAAGCGGTCGCCAACCGCACCGCCCTGGCCGCCCTGGTCCGACAGGTCGCCCTGACCGAGGCGGTGCGGGTCGCCACCAGCGCCAGCTATGATTCCGCCACCGAGGCCCTGGCGGTCCGCGATACGTTGGCCGATCAGCTCGATGCCGAGATGATGGTGTCGTCGGCGGAAACGAACGTTGCCCTCCGATCCCTGCGCGCCGCGCTGGTGGAAGATATCTCGACCCGGGCCGCCGATCTGCCCAGTGTCACCACCGTCACCTCGACCGGTGTCGTACCGGCCCTGGTGCTGGCGTCCCGGCTCTATGATGATCCGTCGCGGGCTGACGAGATCGTGGCCCGCAACGGACTCGGCCGCGGCGGCTGGTGCTCGGGCGCGCTGTCGGTGCTGTCGTCATGACCGACCAGATCGAACTCCGGGTCAACAACCTGATTTACGGGGGCTGGACCTCGGCACAGGTCACCTCTTCACTCGAAACCATCGCCGGCGGCTTCACCCTGTCGCTCACCGAGCGCTGGCCCGGTCAGCAGGTCCGGCGCCAAGTCAGGCCCGGGATGGCCTGCGCGGTGACGGTCCGCGACACAAACGAGATCGACGGAACACCGGTGATCACAGGGTGGATCGACGACGTCGCCCCCGCCTATGACGCCACCAACCATGCGGTAACGGTGCGGGGCCGCGACGCCACCGGCGATCTGGTCGATTGCTCGGCGCTGGCCGGAGCCGGACGGTGGATGTCGGCCAACCTGCTCACCATCGTCGGCGATCTCTGCGCGCCGTTCGGAATCAAGGTCAAAAGCAGCCTGACCGACGCCCTGAAGACGGTGGCCGAGTTCCACCTTCAGCTCGGCGAGACCGCGTTCGAGGCGATCGAGCGAATCTGCCGGATCTATGCGGTGCTGCCGACCTCCGACGGCCTCGGCAACCTGGTGCTGACCCGGGCCGGCGAGGGGGGCACCGCCGCTGAATTGCGCCTGGGCCGCGACATCAAGAGCGGCGCCGGGACCTTGTCCGATCGCGACCGCCATTCCCGCTACATCATCCTCGGTCAAAGCCTGGGCGCGGACGCCACCGACCCGAGCCTGATCACCGGCTGCCACGCCGAATCGCTCGACAGCGCCATCACCCGCTATCGCCCGCTGGTGATCCTGGCCGAGGCGGCGACCGGCGATCCCACCTGGTACCAGCGCCGCGCCGATTGGGAGCGGTCCTGCCGGGCCGGCAGGAGCCGCCGCTATACCGTCACCGTGGTGGGCTGGCGCGACGCCAACGGGGCGCTCTACGCCCCCAACACCCTGGTGCGGGTCGAGGATGACTGGCTCGGCCTGCATGGCTCGATCCTGATCGCCGGGGTCAATTTAACCCAATCAGACCAGGGGCAACTGGCCGAACTGTCGCTGGTGCACAAGGAAGCGTTCGACCTTGCCCCGCCGACCGGCCTGACCTTCGAGGCAAAATGACCGAACTGCTCCGCGACATCAGGAAGGCGACCGGGCCGCTGGCCCGCCAGATCAGGATGATGATCTCCCGCTGCGTCCTGACCCTGGTCGATGATTCCACCCCGTTGCAGCAGGTCCAGGTTTCACTGCTGGCGATGCCGATGGCCGACGGCTCAGTCGGCAGCGAGGTGGCCGACGGGGGACAGGTGGTACGCCAGTACGGCTTCACCGCCCACCCTCATCCCGGCGCCGAGGGGGTCTACGCCTCGGTCGCCGGCGTCCGCACCCATGGGCTGGTGGTTGCAGTTGAAGACCGTCGTTACCGCCTGAGGGGGCTCGCCGCCGGGGAGGTCGCGCTGTACGACGATCTCGGCCAACAGGTCCACCTGACCCGCACGGGCATCGTGGTGAAAGGCGCCGGCCTGCCGATCACCGTCACCGACACGCCCAAGGTCAGGGTCGAGGCCGCGCGTCTGGAGGTGACCGGTGACGTCATCGACCATTGCGACGGACAACCCCACACCGTCCAGAACATGCGCGAGATCTACAACGGCCACAAGCACTCCGGGGTCAAGGCCGGAGGCGACACCTCCGCCACGCCCTCTGCGGAGCAATAAGCATGACGGATCTCGCCCTCGCCTATGACCGCGACGCCGGCGCCTGGGACCTGGTGCTCGACGGGTCCGATCTCGCCACCGACGACACCCTGTACCCGGCGGTGGTGCTGTCGCTGTTCAACCACGCCCGAGCCCGGACCGGCGACACCATCCCGGATGGCACCGACAACCCGCGTGGCTGGTGGGCCGACCGAGCCGAGCCACTGGCCCGGCCGGACGCCAGCGACGACCGGCACGGCTCGCGGCTGTGGCTGCTTTCGCGCGAAAAACAGACCCCCGCCACCCTGACCCGGGTCCAGCAATACGCCGCCGAGGCGCTGGCATGGATGGCCGATGACGGCTGGGTCAAGGCGGTCGAGGTCACCGCCTCGTTCCCCAGGCGCGACTGGTGCGTGTTCCGGGTCGATCTGACCAAGCTGGACGGCACCTCGGTCTCCTACACCCACGCGATGACCTGGGGCGCGTGATGAGATGAGCTACACGGTCCCCACCCTCAAGGAGACGATCCAGAGCCATCAGGGCGACATCGCCACCCGATTGTCGGGGGCGGATGCCACGCCGCCGCGCTCGGTGCTGGGCATCCTGGCCCGCGCCGTCTCGGGCGCGGTCGATGAGCTCAACGGCTACATCGCCTGGCTGGCGACCCAGATCATTTACGATACCGCCGACGACGATCTGGCGATCCGCTGGGCCTCGATCTGGCGCCGCTATCGCAACAACCCGACCGCCGCCAGTGGCGCGGTGATCTTCACCGGCACCAGTGGCACCACCGTGCCGGCCGACACCCTGTTGTCGCGTTCCGACGGGGTCCAGTATCAGCTCGACGCCGACGTGGTGCTGGCCGATGGCACCGGCAACGGGACCGTCACCTGCACATCGGTCGGTGCCAATACCGATTGCGACGCCGGCAGTACCTTGACGCTGGCCACCTCGATTTCCGGGGTCGCCGCCGCCGTCACCGTCGGCAGCGACGGACTAGGCGGCGGCGCCGACATCGAAACCATCGACAGCCTGAAATCGCGTTTGCTGGAGCGCATTCAGAATCCGCCGATGGGCGGCTCGGAGGCTGATTTCAAATCCTGGGCCAAGGATGCCCTGACCGGCATCACCCGGGTCTGGGTGATCCCCGGCTGGCTGGGCTCTGGCACCGTCGGGTTGACCTTTATGATGGACGACCGCGCCGAGCCCGTGCCGCTGGCTGCCGATGTCACCGTGCTCCAGACCGCGATCGACGCGGAGCGCCCGGTCTCCTGCAACACCACGGTGTTCGTGCCGACGCGGAAAGCGCTCGATCCGGTGATCACGCTGGTGCCGGACAGCACCACCGCCCGCACGGCGGTTGCCACTCAACTGGCCACCCTGCTGCTCAACGAGGGCACCGCGAAAGGCGGCACCATCTATCTCAGCCAGATCAGGACCGCGATCGGCGCCGCCAGCGGCGTCACCGATTACACCCTGGCCTCGCCCATCGCGGATGTCACCACCGCCGTCGGAGAAATTCCGGTGGTGGGAACGATCACCTGGGGGTGACTATGCAGCTTAGGGGATTGTCCGCCGATGATTACCTCGCCGAGCTGCAAGGCCTGCTGCCGCCGGGCGATCTGACGCGCGAGCCGGGTGCCATCCTGACCCGGCTGCTGCTGGCGATCGCCGACGCGCTGGCGCGGGCCGATGCGCTCGCGACCGACCTGATCGAGGAAGCGGACCCACGCACCACCACCCTGTTGCTCCCCGATTGGGAGCGGGTCGCCGGGCTGCCCGATTCCTGTGTCGACGGGGCCGACCAGACCTTGCAAGAGCGGCGGACCTGGCTGGTCAGCCGCCTGACGATGCAGGGTGGCCAGTCGCGGGCCTGGTTCATCGCCCTGGCCGCCAGTCTTGATTACGCCATCACTATCGATGAGTACCACCCGTCGATGGCGGGGCTGCTGCGGGCGGGGGAGCAGGTCGCCGGGATGGTGGCCTGGACCTGCTGGGTGGTCCACATGCCGGCCGCGCCGACCTACTGGTTTCGCTCCGGCGGCAGCACCGCTGGCGAGGCGCTCGGCCACATCACCGCCAGCTACATCGAGTGCCTGTTCAAGCGGTACAAGCCCGCTCACACCACCGTGTTTTTCTCCTATTGAGTTGAGGATAGACCATGGACCGCATCTCCGGCTCGACCGCCCTCGCCAACGCCAACGGCACCGGCAAGACCGGGTTCGTGGACCTCGATTCCGCACTCGGCATCGTGGGCACCATCGTCACCGCCGCGTGGCTCAATGCGGTTCAGGAGGAGCTGTGCAATATCGTCGAGCAATTCGGGGGCCAGCTCGATGGTGCCAACAATGCGCAGGTCTATCAGGCGATCAAGGCGGCGATCGATAAGGCGCTGCCGGGGGGCGCCAGTGAGACCGTCGCCGGGCTGGTCGAGTTGGCAACGATCGCCGAGGCCAAGGCCGGCAAGGATGGCGAGCGCGCGGTGACCCCGGCCGGGCTGGCGGCGGCGATCACTGCCGCGCTGCCCGGCAGCGCCAGCGAAACTGCCCCCGGCATCGTGGAGTTGGCGACGATCGCCGAGACCAAGGCCGGCAAGGATGGCGAGCGCGCGGTGACCCCGGCCGGACTGGCGGCTATGCTGGCGACACTCGTGCTCGGGACTTCGGCACCGAAAAATACGGGGACCACCGTGGTCGACCCCGGCACCGGGGCGCTCGAAGTGGCGTCACCGTCTGGGTTGGCCACCGGGGCGGCCCACACCTTCGGCGCGGCCGACCGTGGCCAGCAGATCCGCCGGTCAAACTCAGGGGCGGCGATGACCGATACCCTGCCGGGCGCAGGCGCCATTTTGCCAAACGGGTGGTGGTGCGAGGTTTTAAACACTGATCCCCTCGGCAACTTGTCGATCGTAGCGGCTAGCGGCGCGTCACTGGACGGCGGAGCCGGGCTGATTCTCGGCCCGGGGCAGAGCGCCATGGTCAGGTCCGATGGTGCGGCTTATTGGACCTCGCGCGGCCTTGGCCGGAGCCAGCTTCAGGCGGACCTGATGCTTTACGTTGCTCCCACCGGGAGCGACGCCGCGAACAGCGGCCTGACCGCCGCGTCACCGTTGGCGACCATACAGGCTGCTTGGAATCTCCTGGCCCGCAGTTACGACCTCAATGGCCGGACCGTCACGATTCAGCTCGCCGATGGGACCTACCCTTCTGGGCTGGGTGCATCCGGCCCGCTGGTCGGCCAGACAGGGCCATCCAGCGTTGTAATCAAAGGGGATTCTTCATCGGCAACTGCGGTGGTCGTTAGCAAGGGTGGGTTTTGCGCCGCCGCCGGAGCTTCTTTCACCGTTCGCAATCTCAAGGTTCTCTCGCCTCTCACCGAGAATCTAATATTTGCCACTTCGTGCGCCACGATCAACATCATTGGCATTGATTTCGGTGCGACGGCCGGGTTCCATATCGCGGCACAGGGTGGAAATGTAAACCTGCTGGGCAATTACAGCATCAGTGGAGGCGCGGCGGCACATTTCCAAGTGTCTAGCCCTTGCGCGATTTGTTATGGACTGCCGCAAGCGGTCACAATAACAATATCTGGATCTCCTTCATTTTCATACGGTTTTGCTTCTGTTGGCAATAGCGGCTGCCTCTATATCGGCAACATGCCGATTTTTTCAGGAAGTGTAACGGGCGCTCGTTATTCCGTATATGGGAATGGCGTCATTTACACGAACGGATCGGGTGAAAGCTACCTGCCCGGAAGCATTGCAGGAACAAAAGCGACAGGCGGACAGTATATTTAGGAGTATCGCGCATGCTTTACACTCCAACAAACTGGTATTGGATTGTCGGCGGCGATGATCGTCGTGTCTGGTCAAGCGCGGCGGCAGCCTATGTCACACCGGATGATGCTGCGTACCAGACTTGGCAAGCGGCAGGTGGCGTTGCCACTCATATTGCCAGCGCTGCCGAATTGGTCGAGGTTTTGGTGGACTGCGCCATGGCAGCGAATGTCGATGGCCTGTTGACCCTCGATCAGCTTAAAGCAGAGAAAACCAAATCGCTATCTGCCGCATGCTCCGTCGCGGTTGCGTCCGGCTTTAATAGCGCGGTTACCGGCACGACACTGACCTACACCCTGACCGACAGTGATCAGGTCAACCTCGATTCGGCCTACCAGCTCGCGCTGATGGCTGAGGCCCGCGCCGGCGCCTGGACGGCCGGGGCCGACCATGCCCTCAACGACGTGCTGCAGGTGGACGGCGGCTACGTCCTCTGCACCAGACCCGGCACCACCGGCACCGCCGCGCCGGCGTGGCCGGGTACCTATCAGGTCGAGGTGGCGGACGGCACCGCCGGCTGGAGCCGCGCCGGCTATCTGGTCGGCACCAGCGACGGGACCATCTGGGTTTCCGCAGCCGAGGCGACCGCCCTGTGGATCGCCAGCAAAAGCCACATTGCCAACTGCCGCGCCCTTTACCGGACCGCCAAGGCGGCGATCGCCGCTGCCACCACTGCTGCCGAGATCGACGCAATCGTCGCGGCGATCGTCTGGCCGTAACCATCTCCGCCGGCCCGGCCGGCGGGGGTCGGGGCGCTGGAACGCCCCGAACCACGGGAGGACACCCCGCATGACCCAGATCGGCCTAACCCAGGCCACCCCGCCACCTCCGCGGAGGCGGGGCCGTT